TATTGCCAAAGCTGCAATAAATACGAATACTACTGGAGTGACATCAAATCAATAGACGTTGACGAGTTGGTGGTAGGTCTCAAGAAGACTGCGAGACCTGGATTCCCTTTTACAGGAATCTTTGATGACACCGAAGAGTTTCTCGATAACTTCGACATAACACCAGATGTAATCGAGTACATCGAATGGTTGTCATTGGAAACCACCACAAAAAGAATCGGTAGAGCTTGCTCTACTGACGAGAAAACGGAGTTAATGAAGGAACTTATAAACGAAGGCAGATGGGATCTCCCTGAAACCTTTGTTAAGAATGAACTTCACTCTAACGAGAAATTAAAGAACGGAAGATACAGGTTGATTTTCGCTTTTAGCGTGTTACATCGACTTGTTCAGAAAGTATTGTTCAAACCGCTAAACGACCAGTTAGTTGATGACAACAAAACCAATGAGAAGCCTAGTGCTGCTCGGTTAGGTTGTGGAAATTCTGACAGAGATTTTGAAAATCACGACGCAATGCGCAAAAGATGGCCTGAAGGAAAACAGGCCTCAGATGACATTCAAGGGTGGGATATGTCCTGCTCAGAATGGAAGCTGATGCGAATCGGAGAAAACTATCTTCAACAGTATTCCAACCAACCCGATTGGCTGAGGCCCGCTATGATGAATTACATGTTTATGTATTCTCAATGCTGGGCAATCACTTCAGACGGGAGAGTCTTACACGATCCCAGATCTGGTGTACAATTTAGTGGTGGAGGTTGCACTTCCAAAGGAAATAGTGACCTAAGAAACATAGACCATGCGTACGTATTCGGAGACCTTTACTCTATGACAGCCGGCGATGACTGCTTAGAACGGGTCGGAGAAAGATCTGAACCAAGTATCACTGAGGCATACTTACAACTCGGTGTTCACTTGAAGGAGATGCGTATTCATGAAGATACTGATGATTTCGAGTTCTGTTCCCACACCTTCAATGGAGGAAGGCCCTATCCGACTAACGTTGGAAAAGCTGTAGGAAACATACTGCACAGAGGCCTGAACCACGAAGAGTTATACTCTCACGTCGAAGATTGGCGAAATAAACCCGGATGGATTGGATATTTCCTCCGAAAATTAGCCGAGCAAGCCTCTGAGAGTTGGGGAAGCTCAGAAAATTAACTAAATTAAACAAAATGAACAGATCAGACTTCAAGGATAAGCTAATCGCCCAGCTCATTAAAGCTGGGTGTACGGTAGATGGCGCCGCATACGTGCGGCAAGCTGTAGATCCGTTTCCCGACAATGTTACGGTAACCATTGGTTACCCAGATAGCAATGGCGGGTTATCATTCGTAAGAGATATACGAACTGAAACTGTTCTATCAGCTCCAGCCTCAGCAGCTGGAGCTAATTGGGACTGTCATCTCTGCTTCGTCCCAGCCACACCCATCAATACAGATGGGTTTGTCTTTGACCTTTCAGGGTCCAGTATCACCTATGCAGCTGAAATTACAACTAATAATTTAATTGGTCTGCTAATGGCTTGCATGGTGCCCTCAGGAACTGCCACTTTTAATCCAGACACAGTTTATGCATCTGATGAATTAGTGGTTTTAGGTCAAGCTAAGATGGCTGATTTGAGCAAATGGACAAGAGGTAGAATGATAGGAGGGGGATTTGAAGTTCACAACACAACCGCCGAGATTGAGAAGCAAGGCGCCGTCACTTATTACTCATTTGAGAATAACTGCCATGACGGAGCCGTGCCGATAATTAACTCAGGTGGTGCTCAAAAGAACAAGACAATTGGCAACTGGATTGCCGCCCCCCCACAAACTTTAGAACAAGCCAAAATCAATGGTGGTGTATCACGTGAAGCTCGAGACGGAGCTTTGGTGGTGTACCAGTTGCAGGGGGAAGTAAACCCCGCAACTTACCCCGTTGATGCCGCTCCCGTTCTGGTGTCGACCGAGACCACTCCTGGAGCAGGAACTTACCAAACTTGGTACCCGAGAGAGTATCAACTTGAAGTTGCTTCTATTCCCTTAGTTAGGAATATGCCTTACATGGGGCATGGAGCTTACTTCACGGGACTTTCAACTGGAACAACACTAGATGTCATCCAGAGAGTTTTGTTTGAGGAATTCCCAGCTCCAAGCTCGAATGACATGACAATAGCTCGTCCGAGCCCCTCAGCAGATGCAATTGCTATTGAACTGTTGATGTCGATTCAAAATGAATTATTGCCCGGCTATCCGGTTCATGATAATGCGGCAGGAGATTTCTTTCGAAATATACTCAAAACCGCTAGAACCGTCACTAAAACCGCCAACGCATACGCGCCTATGGTCGCTCAAATCGCGCCACCTCAATATAGGCAAGCTATTCTGGCAGGTGGTGAATTAGCCGGATCCGGAGCGAGATTAGGAGACGCAGCTCTACAGCTCACAAAGAACCAGAAGAAGAAACGACGCCAACGAAATAAAATCAGGCGTAACGGACCCCAAGCCGTCCGGGAAATTTAGATCTAGTTCACGCTGAGAAGCGAATATAAGTATCAAGCCCACCCTTAAGACTTTTAAAGCCTTTTGGGTGGCGGGTAACTGACTACAAAACAGAAATGATCTTCTTTAATTTGTAGTTTCAGGCATGTCGACCCTGCCTAAGCGAGACAAGCAGTAGCGATAACTACCACATTCCAGTGGCAAGTGTTGCCGGGAATTAATGACCCCGCTTATACA